CCTGAGCCGAGCTATTGGAGGCCTTTCCTTAAGGAGTATGTCGAGCGTTGGGGTCCCAAATTGGGTCCCAAGGAACTTTACACCATGCCCTCCGCCAATGCTGCGCTAGGTTATCCTAGGAGCAGGGGGGGGCACACGGCTGGAGTTCAGCACATTGTGCTGCTCGGCTATGCCCTTAAGAAGAAGCGCGCTGCCGTCCTGATGCCGTCACTAAGTGACGACAACGACGGCTCCTACCTGGAGTTGCTCAGCGACGCCCTCCACCCCTCATCAATGAAGGGGGGTGGGGACGGCGCAGAGAACCTCTTCAGGGGACCCTGGGATGACCTAGAAAGGAAACTCCCAGGATGCGGCGCTTACCTCCAAGACTACCTGAGGATCGGAGTGGAATACATTATGGAATCCATAGTGTATGTCCCCATCCTTCCGATAGTCGCGGAGGAGAAGGGTTTGAAGACAAGGTTTCCAACCTGCAGTCTTACTGCAGTGAACCTTGTTCAACAAATCCTTAGGCGAGTCGCTGATCATGTTATGATCAGGGACCCGCGGTTCTCAGAGGCTCTTGGTGGAGACCTACGGGTTGACATGCGGGGGGAGGACGGTCCTTGGGAATCCCAGGACTGCACTGCCGCCACCGACTTGCACCCGGAGTGGCTCACCAGAGGATTTTACGAGGAGTTAGCGGAACGCTACTCCTGCCTTCTTCCTTACAAGCGTTGGTTTCCAAAGCTTTTTGGTCCGAAGAAAATCCTCTCCTCCAAGCCCGACGATTTGTTACCGTCGGCCTTGTTGGAAGAGTACTCGAGAGCTCCTCTCCTAGATGATGACCTTTTAAGGCCCTCTAGGTTGAGAAGAGGCCGGAATGGGCTGGGCCACGCCGACCACATCTTAGAGATGTGGTCGGATTGGCTATCCATGCTCAACGGCCTTCCTGGGACGATTACCTCCACGGGGCAGATGATGGGAGATCCCACATCTTTTCCCCCCTTGATGTTAGTCTCTCTGTGTTCCGCAGA